TTTGGCATCCGACAGTCACGCGCCTCAAGCCATGCCTTGGCCTTGTGCCACAACTCAGCCTTGAGGTTTCTGTACGTCTGGCCCATGGCGGGGCTTTCCGACACATTGATCCCGCGAGCAGGCAAACCCAATTCCCGCAGCCGGTCAACCACTCCAGCGCCCAAGCCAATCGAGTCCACCAAGATCTCTGCCGGTCTGGCACTTGGCATCAAGACTTCCCACTCAGCGACAACGGCACCCGTGAGCTGCATCAGGTCCAAGTTTTTCCACGTCCTGATGGGTTCAGTGACGGCGTTACCCTGCCTCTTGCACAAGGCTGACTTGTCAGAACCGAACCTGGCAACGTCCAAGCCCCAGACCATCCTGGCGTGTTGGCTGGCCTCAACGTCTCTTTGGCTTGCCATTTCCAGCAATTCCATGGGAATCACCGTGTCATCATCACTGCGTGGGAATTCACCCAATACCCTGATGCGGTAGGCGTTCGATTCCTCACCGTACCTGGCCTTCATCTCCTCAATGTATTCCTGGCTGACCTGTGGTGAGTCAGCGCACGCTACCTTCATGGTGACCCAGTCATCAGCAAGCCGGTTGTGGGTGTCGTAAAAAAATCCACTGGACCTCACCGGGTTACCCAGCAGCAGCGTGACGGCATTGTGTCCCGACATGGAGCCACCAGCGGCCTCAAATACCTGTTCTGGAATACCGCTGGCCTCGTCTCCCACCAGCATCACGTTGTCGCTGTGTACGCCTTGCAGGGCTTCGGGCTGCTCGGCCCTGCTGGTCCTGGCAGAGATAAAGGCTTCGGTGGCGGCATCCTTGACCTCAATGCGGTCCTGCTTGACCTCGAGCTGGTCCTGCAAGAGTTGCGGCATGGCCTTGATCCAGCGCTTGAGTTCCGCAAATAAGGCGTCATACAACTGGCTGCTGGTGGGGGCCGTGACCACAATCTTGACCGGGAACCGTAAGTGCAAATACCAAAGCATCGCCCATGCGCCAGCGGTAGATTTGCCCACGCCGTGCCCAGACCTGACAGAGATGCGGCGGTTGCCCTTGGCAATGTGCATCAAGAATTCTGCTTGCCAAGGGTCAGGGGTCACGCCCAGCACTTCTTGCACGAACCTTACAGGGTTGTTCTTGTAGAGTCTTACGAATTCAACAAAAGGGTTCTGGGTGGGGTCCAGCGTTGTCTCCACCTTTTTTATTTTTTTTGGGACGCTGGGCGCGATGGGGGCCGGGGTAGGGGGGTGGGTCATGGTCGGTGTTTGTTAAGGTGCTGCCTCAGCCTGCCCCCGCCGCGAGCGCGAAGGGGGGGGTCGGCGCTGGGCCGCGCAGGCCAGGTCCAGCGCCAGCAGGCCAGGACCGGAGCGGCCAGCAGCCTGTGCGCAACTTGCACGTGCCTGTGGATTGCTGGTTAGTGACTGCTTGCGCTCGATGCCGCATGGATGCTGGATTGTGTTTATCATTGTCAAATGTCTAATCGCTACATCGTCTATTATGTTAAGTTATTCCATGCCTGCGATGCCACTTATCCACAGAAATGGCCATTATCCACAGGCAACCCCCTCTGACCTGTGGATAACTATGCACTTATTTACCATCGCCTGTGGATAACTCGGCCTCGATGACCTCTGCGTGGCGCAGCGCGTCCATGCGCATTGAGTGGATATTGACCTGGATCTGCGCCTGTTTGGTGCCGTAGACGCTCGGTTTCCACTTCTCAGCCAGCCACTGGCGCGTTTGGATGCGGACGCGAGCGTGCGCGGCGTGCTCGGGATCGGTGTTGTCGGCTATCGCCAGCGTCTCACAAGCCAACTCATCGGCTGCTTTTGCGCGCGCACGCGCAATCATATCAGGACGATCTTGATCTTCGATCCACGTCTCAAGCGCCTTGCGCCCAATGCCCAACTCAATGCAAATCACCGACATTGGCTTGCCAGCCTCGACCATTGCAAAAATCATCTCTTCTGGCAGCTCCTCCAGCAAAGCAATGTCACGTCTAAATTTAGGTCTTCCAGGCATGTTTTCAGCCCTTTCCAGAGGTTTTAACGCGATCAAGTACCCAGCCCCAGCACTTGGCACAAAGTGCCTTAAATCGATTGATTGTGTCCATGCTTGAATTTCTCCGCTGTTTTGCTATCGAACATTTTAGGTGCCTTGGATGGTGCTGAAGTGTCCAGATCATTGACAAAGTCATCAAAGCCTGTTTCACCTCCCAACTTCTCCACCTTAACCACCACCGGGTCGTACTTAGCGTACCTGATCTTGGCCTCAACCACTGCCTGGTTGATCTCGGCCTCAATCAGCAGCTCGACTTCCTCCATGCACCAGACGTGCTGCCCGGTAACGTCTGGCCGGTTTTCCCGATACCAGGCTGCATCTTGCTTGGTGGCAACCACCACCATCAGCTTCCCATCTTTCCCAACATGCTCCACCGCGCCCACGGCTGGCCGCACCGGCACCGCGTTCTGGAATGCCCAAGCCTCGAGCGCCTGGTAAGCCCTGACCATCCCGGCTGCTGACTTCTCGAGCTTTTCGCTATCCCTGGCCTGACAAGCAGACCAGACCCGCTGCTGTTGCTGCCAGAATTTCTCCCGAAACGCTGGATCAACTAAAGTACACAATCTATCAGTCCCCCATTTCCGATCCTGATCCACCTTAATGCGATCAATCTCAGCCAGCCATGATCCCTGCCTGATCTCAAAATCTGTTGCGGGAAAGTCTGGCTTAACACCACGGCTGGGTATGCGACTTTTGACCTGACCCACTTGACCCTGCTTTGCGTTCATCCTTTGCCTCCAATCCATTAATCATCAATTCAATAAATACTTTGCCAATTAACACTACACCACACACCACACCACAAACAACCCCTTATAGGGGTGTTTGTGGTGTTTGTAGTATGTGTGGCACCACAACTGCACCACATTTGTGGTGTTTGTGGTGTTTGTGGTGGATAACATTGTCAACGATCGCATGACTCATTCATCAACCAATGCGGCCATCTTCCCAGCCTTGAGCAGCGCATCTGCCTCAAATCCAGTGGTCAGATCCTTGCGGTTGGCCCAAACGCTGCTGTTCCTGATGGTCCCAAAGCCACTCTTGATGACGTGATCCTTGGCCCTTCCCCAGTACGTTGCCAGGTCTTTTGGCGATACATCTGACCCGATCATGGCCGTGAATTCGGCCTTCCACTGGTCCAAACTGATGGTGTTTTTGCGTCCCTCTGGCGTGTCCATAATGGAGCCAAATGTTTTAATTGCAACAATCAGTGACTTCTCAGCAATCTTCTGTTTTGCGCCAATTGCTTTGTCCCTTTTGGGCTTATTTTCTTCAGTGTTGTCCTTCGTGTCGCCAACCTCTGACGCCTCGATCACCAGACTGGAGCCGTTCTCCAGGCCCAGCTCAGACCTGTCAATGTCCACCGTGATGGCCTCAAACCCGTACCGCTGACCATCTTCACCGTCCTTCTGTTTGGACATGAGGATCAAACCCTTTGTGGTTTCTGGGAAACGCATGATCTCCATCTGGGTATCCACCGCGCCCAACAGACTGGAGTGTCCGCGCAGCCCTTTTGTTGTGTCCTTGCCAGCGTGGTGGAGCAGCATGAGGCTGCATTTGTATCTGTTCTGGATCTTTCCTGTGGCCTGGATGAAGGCGCCCATGTCATCACTTGAGTTCTCATTTCCACCGCCAAACGCCCGTGCCAGGGTATCGATCACGATCATGCGCAGGTCAACGCCCAGCTCCTGCACCAACTCATCGATGGCGACAATGAGTGCCGTGAAGTCATCCACGCTGGATCTGAGGTTGATTTGCGAGCGCACAACGTAGACCTGGGCTGAGTCTGGCGTGTTGTGGTGTTGCTTGATCGCGGCGATCCTGGCCCCTATTCCACCGTGACCTTCACCTGCTATGTACAGGACCGGCCCGGTGCCGTTGATCTCTTTGCCAAGCCACGGCCTGCCACTGGCGATGCACTCGGCAATATCCATGGCAATGAATGACTTGAATGACGCTGGCGGCCCATACAGGGCCACAAATGACTTCTCAGGGATCACGCCTTCGATCAACCAGTTGACGGGTTCATCCTTGACTGACTGCCAGCTTTCGATCTTGAAGGGCTTGTACGTCTTGTCTGTTTGGCTGTGGACGTTGCCTGGGGCGGTTTCGTTTGTTGCGTTTGGTGTTGTGTTTAATGTTGACCCGCTTAATCTTTCCGGGGTTGTTACATCACCTTCATGGCGTATCAATGGACTTAGTTTTGCCAGCTCCACCAGTGCCTGCCTAGTGCCTCCCAGGACATTGACCCACTCCCAGGCATCATCTGTCAACCCTTCCACTGGCAGGTCCAAGATCCTGAGTGACTTCACCACAGGGATCAGTGCCGCTGCCACCTTGGCTGCGTACATCCAACCCGCCAGATCATTGTCTGGGACCATGATGACCACTGCGCCGGCAAAGTACTGCGTTATCTCTTCGGGCCATGACCCTGACCCGGCGTGAGCGCTTGTGGCGATAACTCCAATCGATACCAGGGCATCGGCTGCCTTTTCCCCTTCAGTCAGGAATATGGTGCGGCCAGCGGTCTTTGCAGACAACAACTCGGGGAACCTGTACGGCACCAGGCGCGTGTCTTT